CCAATTGAAACGACCAATCTGTGTGGTTGCCTTTTTCCCGGCCACAGCAATCCCATCAACACCTAACTCAAGGTCATCCACCTTCATGCAGGTTTCAGTGATGTGAAGCCAATGGTCTGCCCCGTCAAACACGACAGTCTTGAGGTATGGCTTGGGCATTTTACCATGTTCCATGAAGAAATTGTTCTGTTCCTCCATTTGTGCCTGTGCCGCCTTGAGAATGTCAATGGTCTGTTGAAAGGTTGCAGGGAAATCGTATGGCACACGACTGTTGCCATAATTGAAAACCCAAGGGTTGAGAACAACAATGTTTGCCGCCTTGTCCTTGTGGTGTGCCGCCTTCGTGGTTTCACCACCGAGATCAAAGTCAATGTGCCAAATTTCAGCACCGTTGGCAATTTCATCGGGGGTGAGGCTGTCAAGCACCATACCCGTTTTGCCCGTCTTGGGATGCCCTGCGATACCGCACATCACGAAGGTGTCTTGACGCACAGCCATAGTGCGTGCTGATTGAATCATACGAGCGATGACCGGGTTCATGTTGGCCGATGCGTTGAATGCGGGTGCTTCGTGAGCAACCGCCTGTGGCTTCGGCTTGGGTTGTTGTGTAGCCTTAGCCTGTGGCTTTGGCTGTGGTGCGGGCTTCGCTTGAGCCTTCGGCTCAGGCTTTGGCTCGGCACTCTTGACAGGTGGCTCAAAATTGCCTTTCTGTTCCTTGAATCCATCCAAGAATCCCGTTCCTGCCATCACTCATCACCTCCGACACCAAATCCGCCAAGGTTGCCGAGATTGTTGGAGTCCTCGCTTGGCTTCTGTGCAGGAATGGATTTCTTGGGGATGGCGTAAATGCCGTGAGCGTTGATTTTGACAACATCCTCACCGTTGGTGTTGGTGTAGGAGTCGGTGCGACCAACGACCCAAATGCGAGAGCCACGAGCGTAGGGCAACCATTCATCGCCCTTGAACACATTCATGGCGTTGAATTTGTCATGGTGGATGCCACTCACACCGATGCCGATGCGAGCGTTGGGATCTTCTCGTCGCAACACCTGATTGGAGATGGAGAGGTAATAGTCACGACCCGTTGAATCCCATTGGGACTCACGACCTTCGTGGTTGATGTCCATAACACCACCAACAGCGACCACCAATGGCCCATCGTAGCGTTGTGTGCCGTTCCTGTCCACATAGGACTCGGTTCGGTTTGTCATGTGATGCTCAAGCAAATCACCGAGATTGACGAGTGCTTCTCCACAGGTTGTGAGGAATTGCTCAGGTTTGAAGAGGGATGCACCTGCTTCACGGTTTTGTTCGGGAATCCAATCAAGACCGTAGGCACAGGCAGGATTGCTCACAGACAGCGTTGCCCCTGAGCCATTCCAACCCTCAGCGTCAAATTCGCCCTTGATGAGAATGGGTTGCCACAATTTCCAATCGTGATCTGCCGCCTCCCATTGTCCCTCAACCTTGACGGTGATTGGGCCTTCGGACAGGAATTTGTCTTTGGTGTTGCCGTGAAATGTCCAAATGCTCTTTGTCATGTAGGCGAGCGTTGGAGTGTTGTCGGGCTTGAGCATGGAGATGTTCACCTTCTCATTGATGGGGATGACCCACGATGGCTGAGAATCGGCATCCTTGTCGCTTTGATACACGCCCTGAGAGTGTTCAATGAGCCATTTGCCGTCTTTGGTGAAAGCACGACCAATGCCGACCTTGTTGCCGTTGTAGGTAAAACCGTTGCGGATAGCACCACTCAAGTCAGCCGTTGCGATGTCAATTGCCATGTCACGCTTACGCTTCATCAGGTCTTGTCGGCGGTCAAAGCCGATGAAAGCACCGACCCATTCCTCACCACGACCACCGCCAACGCCACCGCTTGAGCCACCCGCAGGTCGCACAGCGAGAACATACATATCGGCGTAGTGGTTGAAGTCCTCATCCTCAAGGTTCAGCGCGTCTTGTCCACATTCAGCCCACATATCAGGGAAAACCTCTCCCATCCACGAGCCAAAGGACTCAAGGGCTTCTGCCCTCTCAACGCCCAAAATGGTGGCGGCTTCTTCAATACATTCATATCCAATTTCTCTTTCTTCTGTCAATTTTAACACCTCTTGTTGTAATCCCCGACCATTGATCGTAGGAATAGGACATCGCCTGATACCCAATCAGCCGATTTTGCTGCCCACTGACCGAGAATCAGCAGGTGAAGGAGGGCGATTTGAATACCAATGTCGCCCGCTTTGTATTTCTCCATGCACAAATCATGTATTGCGTCAATGACTTCATCACGCATCATACCTTGATTGCCAATGGAATCAATGTGAGTGAAACAATTCTCCCATTCGTGTTGAACGATGGAGTCATAGAGTGAGATGGCCGCACTATAATCCTGTGCAATCGCCAAAGCGAGAGCCTTTGGATTTGTGGGGTCGCATATTTGCATGGTCTTGAGGCACGCACGCAAATCACCGTTGGTCTTGGCAATCAGCGAATTGACGCTGAATGCCCAATCCTGTGGGAAACCTTCGGTTTGAATGATATTCTCCAAGAAAGCCTCAGCATCCTCACCCTCAAGGCCACCAAAATTGTAGGTGGGGAGTCTTGAACGGAGTGCAGGGATGATACGGCTCACACGGTTGCAGGTGAGAATCCATAGGGTGTGTTTGCTCGTGATTTCAATGATTTGTCGCATTGACTCCTGAGCATCGTTTGTTAGGCCATCGGCTTCATCAAGGTTGATGACCTTGAAATCCGCACCCGTAGCCTTCTGTTCAGCCAATGGCTTGAGCCTATCACGCACAAAGCCAATGCCTCTATCATCGGAGGCATTGAACACATGGAAATTAGCATCAAAGGCCGAACCGAGCATATCCTTTGCGATGGCTCGTGCGGCTGAGGTTTTACCCGTTCCCGCTTTGCCGTTGAAAATGACACCACCACAACGAAGCGAACCCGCCACAGCCCATGACTGAGCGTCTTTCTTCAATCCATCAAGCCCGACCATGTTCCTCATGGTGTCGGGTCGGTATTTGAGCCACAATTGCGTCATCGTCATTCCTCCGTTAGCACCCCTGCCAATAGGGTCTTGTGTATAAAAGCATCGGTGTCAAAACAAAGCCCCCTGATTTGCACCTTGATGCCTCGCAGTGCTTTGTTTTTTGTCCGATTTGAACAGTGTTGCTTTATCATACATGGTGATAAATTCCCAATCCTCGTTTTTGATATTCATGCCCACCGAGCGAACAAAATCCTCGTTCTCAGCCAAGAGGTGAAACCATCCACTTTCCGATCCTCGCAAACCGAATGCCTTGAGCAACGAAGAAGGCACAGGCTTCTGTCGTTTGTCAGGAAACACCAAGCGTTTGCGACCCGTTCCGTTGTGTGAAAGGGCGATTATGTCAGCGAGCAAACGGAACGGGATGCGATGGGCGAATTCCCGCGCACACATTTCAAGCACGATATTGTCAGGGAAGGTTCGCATCAAAACATGGAGGCCGAACAGAATGTTTCCTTTCATGTTCTTGATGGCTTTACCCACTACGGCACGATCCCATTCGTCAGTGTATAGCCTCAGCACATCAAACAGCCGGGTTGGGAGTGGTGCTTCGTATTGAGAATCGGAATTTGGACAGACGGCAAACCAATCCACCGCCTCTTCTGTGGGTGTTTCATCATAAAGCATCAGCATCATCCCCAAACACCTCCAATGCCCGTTCAACATCCTCGTGAAATTTCAATTCGGGAACACGCCCATTAAACCGCGCTACAAGAAGCCATCCTTCAGGCTCTTTGGTGAAGTCCCGCCACTCCTTTGTGATTCTCAGCATTTTTTGGAGATGCACCGTATCAGTGAATTGATTTTGAACGGGCAACCCGTTCTCCTTCAAGACCAATTGAACGGGTTCGGGTATAGCGTTCCTCCCAAAGAGGATGCACTCAGGTCGGATTTCATATCCTGTTTGGTTATTCGTGGTGAATCGCACGCCTATGCGAAAACGAGCGTTGGTTGCGA